AAGGCATAAAGAATCTACCACAGGTTTGCAACATACGTGACAGTAGAAGACATGTCAGGGTTGCAGTGTGATGCTAATTAGTTGTTTAACAAAAACTGTACTTTTGATTTAACTGTTTTGTTTTTCCAATCTACTTTATTATACGATATTGAATGCACAAATGACTTGTCTTTACATATATACGTAATAGGCGTTGGAATATAATGATTGCCCAACATATCTTTTAATGCTTCAAATATAGTTGGCAAAGCTTTTACTTTTGATTTTATATCTTTTATTGTATCTCTTGTAAGAATTTTATCGATTGGATGTTTCGTAAAATTTGTATACAATGTACCTATATCCCAAAAGTCTGCAACTTCTTGTTTTGAGTAGCCTAATACATCACATATTCGGTTTATATTATTTACTTTTAAAATAGTTCTACCCATTTTGAAGTTTTTAAATGTAATAGATAATTCAACACTATAATCATATTCAAGACTATCCCATACAGTTGATTGTATTGGTGTTGATTTGTGCTTTGCAATAGTTTCTTCTAATCGTTCAATTTTTTCTTTCTGCAAATCAATAATATATTTCGCTTCCATTAATTTCCCCTTACCAGTTTCTAACTTAATTCTTTTATTTTTAATCTTTACTGTTTTTGCTTTAATTATTGGTTTTTTATTTAAATAATCATTAATAATAAAATCATATTTAACACAATATTTTTGCAATAAAGCTAAAGGCATCTTACCTCTTTGCCTCCAATTAGATACCGCAGATGGCGATACGTTAAATAGCTCTGCAATTTTAGAACTAGAATAAATACCTTGTTCTAATTTTATTTTATTGAGTATAAAATCTATATCCATAACAAAAAGTGTTTTAATTAAACTAAATGTGTATTATATTCACATATTGTTAAACAACAATAATTAAACATTGCATATAATGCACAAACATACACAAAACAACACATTAAAACAAGGTATTTATGGGGGTACGAATTTGCAAGATTTTTTAACAGTTTCTGAGGTTGCTGAAGAATTAAGAGTTTCTAAGGGAACTATAAGACAATATATCCAGACAGGAAAACTAAAAGCTAGTAAACCGAATGGTAAAAATTTTATCATTATGAAAGCTGAATTATTTGAATTTGTTAACAAGACGGAATTTAAGCCGGTAACTACTCTTTAATTATTAGTTCTTGAATGTATATGAAAGAACTAATAATAAAAGGAGTTAGTAAAGGACATGACAAAAACAGAATCGCTCGCTAGGAAGGAATGTGCCAATTATGATATTGGCAAATGTTTAGGGATAATGTTTAGAAGGGTGGATGGGAAATTAATAATGCAGTTAGATGGGAAATATGCCGGAAAGAAGTGCAAGGTTGATTGCGGAGAATGCAGTTATTTTAATCATATTGTTACAAAAATTAGCAATGCAAATTAAAAATAATTGTTTACAACTTAGAATCGAAAAAAGCAAAAAGACAACCGAAGAAGACATTCAAAAATTTTATTACACAATATATAAGATGGCTGAAAATCTAGGATTTAATGTTGTCGTTCCGGAATCAACCAATAAACAACTAACACTATTAACGGAGAGAATAAATGAAAAAAAAGAACACCTATAAACCTAAAAAAAATATCACATTCATGGATAAAGTTATTCGTGGAACTTATAAGTTTTTTGAGTCACCATTTGAGAGGAGCCTTAAATGAGTGAAGAATTAATTACCCTTGATGAACTTGAACTCGATGATGATACATATTCTGTTAGCGATGATAAAGTAGAAATAAAAGATGTTCACGCTGACCAATTATTGTGGAAAATAAAAAAACTTGAAAAAGATATTGAAAATTTAAAGTCGAGGCAAGAAGAATCTGTAGAATTTTACAATAGGAGAATAGACTCTGTGCTAAATCAAATACGATTTAGAGCAAATTTACTTGAGAGACATATGCAAGTAGAACTTGAGTCTTCCGGTACAAAAACAAACAAACTCCCTAACGGAGTATTGAGGCTTACCACTCGTAAAAAAAAGACTTTTGGCGATGAAGATACATTACTCAAATTTTCTTTTGAGAATAATATACCTACTAAAGTCGTCGAAAAACCCGATAAAAAAGCTATTTATGAGCATACAATAGTAATGGGAGACGCTCCCGATGTTTGCTCTGAGGAAGAAATAACTAGCTTTTCATATCAAACAACCAACAACACAATGGAGGAGTAAATATGTCTGTAAAAATACATGGCAAAGAATACCGCACAGTCGCTGAAAGAGTTAATCTTTTTCACGAAGAGCATAAGGATGCAGTTAGAAGCGTAAAAACAAAGATTCTTCATAATGATGAGAGAATCGTTTTAATGAGAACCACTATAAAAGTTGGAGACTGCGTTTATCATGGTCATGCCGGAGAAGTATATGGTAGTAGTAATATTAATAAAACATCTGCTTTAGAAAACTGCGAGACATCTGCTATCGGTAGAGCATTAGCTAGTGCCGGATTTGGTGGAACTGAATTTGCATCTGCTGATGAAGTTGCTAATGCTATATCCCAACAAAATAGTATAAATAAATCGCCCGCAGCTCAAAATGGTTCTAGCACAAATGGACAAGCAGAAAAAAACGAACCATATGTCCATAGTGAAGAAATGAGAGATTCTGCTATTGGATTCGGAAAACACAAAGGAACTGCTTGGAGAGAACTACCTAAAGACTATGTTACTTGGTTAAGTAATAATTCAGATAATGCTAAATGGCAGATGATGGCTATGGGGGAAATTACTGCTAGAGCATCTGATAGTCTCGGTTTAAATAAAAAGACAGATAAGCAAGAAGAAGAATCTATTCAACATGAGATGCAGTTAAGCGCTGAGCCTAATATTGAACAGGAGGAAGATGATGCCTTACCATTCTAAAGGACAGAAAGAAGTTGTGCTTAGTCATTTAAAAGACAATAAGACTATTACCTCTTGGACTGCAATACAAGAATACGGAATAACTAGACTATCAGATGTGATATTAAGGCTTAGAAGAGAAGGGCATAATATCATAACTAAAACACAGTCAGGAATAGATAGGCGAGGGAAAAGTAGTACATATGCTAAATATGTTTATCTTGAACAAATAGCTACAGGAGATACATACAATCTTGATTTTGCATGATTTACCTTCTTGTTCATGCAATCACAGGGGGCAAGTCGTCGTCATGTACTTGCCCCCATTATAGGAGTTTAATATGCCAAGTAGAAGTAAGCAAAAAGGAAATCGATTTGAACGTGAAGTTGTTAATATAGCTAAAGAGCGCCAGATAGGAGCTGAAAGAGCTTATGCTAGCAATGGACTTTCGTTAGGTCATACTGAAGAAGTTGATGCCGTTCTAGATGGGAAAGATAAAGAATGGAGAGTTCAATGTAAAGTTAGAAAAAATATAGCAAAATGGATAAAACCAAACACAGAAAATGTTGATGTGCAAGTCGTTAAAGAAGACAGGGGTACAATATATGCTATACTACCTTTTGAGGATTTTTTAGAACTCATTGAAGACCCGGATAAAACAAATTACAAGGAAGAAGAAAATAGACAATTAGAATCAGAAAGGATGCAAGGAATTGAACAACGAATTCAAGAACTCTCTTAACATTGGCGATACTGTTACTGCTAAAGTATTAGGTATCCATGGAGAAGAAGAATACGTAAGTGGAGAAATTGCATCAATAAGCGAGGATTATGTTTTTATAGTAAGCAAATACCCTCGTAAAAAACACTACTCAATAAAAACCCAAAACATCATAGGAGGAGTTAATGGGCAAAAATAAATTAGGGAAAGCGCCGGCATTTCAGTTTTATGCTAGCGATTTTTTATCAGATATAAATGTAACCACAATGACAATGGCTCAAAGAGGTATGTATATAACCTTGCTAGCATTTGAATGGATTGAAGGGTCATTACCTACCGATATATTAAAACTAAAGATTCTATGTGGTAATCATCCCGATTTTGATAGCGATTGGCAAGTCGTTAGCAGTTGTTTTACTAATTCAGATGGAAAACTATACAACAACCGATTAGAATCTGAGCGAAGTAATATGGTAGCATATAGAGAAAGAATGAGCGCTAATGGACGAAAAGGGGCAGAGAGCAGATGGCAAGGCCATGGCAAAGCTATAGCTAAGCCATCCAATAAAGAAGTAGAAGAAGAAGTTGTAGTTAAAAGTAAAAGAACAAATGTAAAAAAACAATTTACAGATGAATTTTTAAATGAATTTTGGACATTGTACCCACGTTCTGATAATCGTAAAAGAGCGCTTGATAAATATGTAATGATTAGAAAAAGCGGTACTCCAAAAGAGAGCATTATAGATGGCCTAAAAAATTATATGAAATATTGGAAAGCTAAAGGAACAGAACCTCAGTATATCCCTATGGCTAGCACTTGGTTAACTCAAGAGCGTTGGGGCGATGAATTAATGTTTAAAAATAGCGGAGTACAAAATGTTAATGTACCTATAAAGCAAGATTGGATGTGCCTTGAATGTGGACACGAAAAAACTACTGACACTAAAGAACTTAATAAAGAAGAAAAGTTTTGTAGTGAATGTAAAGATGGTATTTACGAGACAAAAAGAATGGCTTTACTAGAGCGAAGATTGATAGAAGCTGATAGTGCTAGAAAGAAAAATACTGGACAGCAGGACATTCCTACTGGAAAGTTTAAGCTAGAACGCCAGACGCAGCCCAGAAATCAGGGAAGCAGCGACAATTCTAGCACGTTAGCTGATGTCTTACAAAGTTTTGGGGCGTAGTCTTACTATGAATGGTTGGCGCCAAAGTAAAAAATCGTCTCTTTTGACAAAGTTTTTTAAAAATGATTTTGAAATAAGAGGTTGACATATGGATGACTATGCCCCAATAAGAAATAAAATAATAAATGTAGATATTGATGGAAGAAGAGCAGATGTAAATATTAAGTATTGTAAGTCTTGCCGAAAGACTTGGGAAAAACACAGAAAAACGAATGGAAAACACATCATACTATTTTATGAAGAAGTACCTAGTTACGGCAAAGAAAGAATGATTTGTTATAGATGTGAATAAAAATGAGAGCGTATCTGTCTTAAACTCCTCCGAGTTTCTCATATTGGACATGCTATAAGGTACGCTCTCGTAATTACTAAAAAAGGAGAAAATATGATAATAGCAGAGTGGATTATTTATTTAATGATAACATGTTTTTGCATTTTATCAATAGGAATTGGTTCTGTTTTTTTTGTTATATCTATAAATGTTTTATCTGATAGAAAAGAGATTAATAGATGATTTATGTATATATGTATATCATTCTTTTTGTCGCTTATTATGGATTTATTTTATATAATGAATAAAAAAATTAAATTAAATATTGTAGATATTATTGATTTAGAAATTCAATCTACTAAATGCTATACAAAGCTTGGAGATAGGGCAAAAGTTAAAACCGCAGATAAATATAAATCTAGATATTCATATAGAAATTTAAATGGGATAGATAAAAGAATACATCAAGGATATAAGCTAATTAATGAGGATGAAGATGAATAAAGATATTATAAAATTGCTCGAAGACAGGCTTGAAATTGGTAAGCGCGAATATACTGAAGAGTTAGATGTAAATGACGGCAGAGATTGGCATTTAGAGGCCTTAGAAGAGTTATTAGATGGTTGTATATATCTAGCATCTGCAATATTAAAACTAAAACAAAGGAGAGATAGTGCTAAAAAAACATTATAAAGAACAACGTGACCATCTAGGCGCGCATCTAAAAAATAGCGCTAGTAAAGTTTATCAGATAACCGACGGGATTATCCAAACCTGTAAGCTAGCACGAAATGGTAAGCTGGGAAAAGGGAGCGCGTTCAAACAAATAGAGAAGCTTGCGCTAGAACTGCGGGGATGGAATGATGTTCCCGCAAATGTTTCGTATAAATATTCACCTTTGGGTGTTATGGATAGCGAATCTGAATGGAAAAAAGAGAAAGAAGAACAAAATAAATTTATATTATCGCAAGAAGACGCGGACACGAAAATATATCCTACACAAGAAGATATTAAAAATGTTTTAGAAAATTAGGTTTATGTTTAGTAAATTCTATTAACAACACTCCAAAAACATGGTTTTTCTCCACGTATATGGTGTTAGTTGTTGGTTGTTGAAGGGGGGAGTGGTATTCCCCCTTTCTGTTATATATTAGCTAAGCCTAGCTTTACCTGTACAGATAATCGCATCTCCCACAATAATATCGTACCATTCATCGCGATTGTCTCCTAACCATAGTTTTGTAGCCTCAAAATTAGGCGATTTGCTTTTTAATTTACCTTCTTCATCAATCACAATATCAGCTTTACCATCTTTAGACGTAAGTACTTGTATATATCCACCTACAAGTTCTTGCATTTCTTCTAGCGTAAGTTCTTTTTTATTGTGCTTATATATTTTAGGCTTACTCATAATATTTCACTAAGCCTAGTAGGAATAACTGTTTCAAGATTGCAATCATAGCAACAACGTCCATTATTAACAGGCTCAGCATTATTGCTTTCCTTGTCTAAAATTTCTTTATCGCACAGACTGCAATTAATTGTTTTTTCATTCATGCTAGCACTCCTATTTCTGGTTAATAATACTAATTGCATTCTCTATCATTTTATCAGCGTTTTTCATATCTTCCTTACGCTTTTTTACTGCTAAGTTAAAATTCTCGGTAAGCGCTTCCAATATCTTTCCATATTCTTTTCCCTTTGCTTTTTCGCCTAGCGCAGTTGTTGCTATATCTCCGACCATTCTACCGACCAAATCAACCCATTGTTTTTGTTCTTTTTTATTTTTTATAGTATCGGAAATAAAATTCCACATCATAAGATGAACATATGCTAATGATGTGTAAAATTGTGTTTTGCTTTCCATGCAGTCTCCTGTTGGTTGTTATTTTAATTAATTATTACTTTCACTAAAGTTTCAAGTAATAATTAATAAACTATGTCCGGAAAGTCGCATTGGTCAGAATGAAACCCACACTCATCGCATTTAACTAACTCGTGCATAGTTAATACAATTAAAACTATTCCGCATTTTCCACAATGAACTAAATTATAATTAGTCTCATTAATTATTTCTTGAAGCCTCTCTATTTGAATTTCTTTATCTATGTAATCTGTTGTTTCGTTCATTTATATAACCTTGTTTTGTGGGGGCGGAAAACCATAAACCGCCCCCTTGGTACGTGATTCTTACTGCTCTATGATTCCGCCTTTTCGGTATCTGCTAGCACAAGTAAACCCTCGACAATCTTATCGGTTTTATCCAATGAGAACGCTATGCCCTTACGAGTCGGAATAAAATCGTCTGTGCCTTTTTTTCGTATCCAAGTACGAACTTGTCCGAAGGTTTTTCCATTTACAGTATCTCTAGATACTACTATTTGAGAATTGTCTGATACTTCGATTATCTTTTGCATGTATTATGCTCCTTTTTTTGGTTGTTTAAGATTGGCCAACAATTTCGTCGGCATTGTAATTTTCTAGCGCATCACTAATGTCTTTAGGCGCTTTTCTCCCTATACTAACACCTATCTCTTGCCCCTCGTCTGTAATTCTGTGGGTTACTTGTATAGATTCATCGGGTTCTATTGCTTTAGCATCTCTCGCTACTCTGTTAGCATCAAATCGCCCCTTACTAACGTCCTCATTTCTAAGCTTTGCATGGATTGGTAAAACAAAATCCTCTAGGTCTGCCGTAAGCGTTGCTACGATGTGTATTTTAGCATCTCGGCTAATATCTTTTTTTGAAAGACTGCTCATAACCTTGGTTATCGACCTTAATATTGCCGATGTAGAATATGCTAGAATCTCATCACACGCTGATTTGTCTGTTATTGCATCACATATTCCTACCATTTCGTCTACGATTTTATCCTTTGCTTTTTTTGAAACACCTAAACTTGTTTCTGTGTCGATTTTTTTGAAGCTCATGTTGCCCCCTGTTGGTTTATTTAATTAATTATTACTTTCACTAAAGTTTCAAGTAATAATCAATTAATATGTGGTTGGAAAATGCTAGGAACTGCTCTGTCCGTCCATTTAGCGTTGTTTAATTTTGTACCTACGTAATAATCTTGATAGGCTTTCGTAGCCTTAGTATTTTTATATTCGTCCGGCATAGCTTGAGCAAATGGAGTTAATTCGTAGGTAGGCATATCAACAAGCCACATGTTATCTATGCACCATTGTATGACTGCTTGTGATTTGTGTGTTTTTTTGTATCTGTGGGTATATTCTTGTGCTAGCGCAATTCCATGCGCGGCCAGCCACTCGAAATTGGAATAAGAATTACGCGCCCAAATTGTGCAAGGGTGATTATAATGCGCTTTTTTATAAGGCACATCATGTTTGTCTTGGTCGAATGCAGAACATAACATTTGCGCTGATTCTAGCACCATTTTTACAACATGTTTATCATGTTGCATTTGTGCTGATTTAGTTGGGCAAAGGTCTAATGCGAATATATTCATATTAATTACCCTCTTTATTTTCTAATTCAATACATTTATTAAGATAAATTTCTTGCATTGAATCCCAATCATATACTCTAGTTCCATCTTCTTGTATTTGGTAATACAATGGTATTTCTATTGTTTCTTTTTTCATATTATTCCTCTCCTGTATTATTAGGGGCAATAGATTCAAAAAGTAAATCAAGTGCCTTTTTTATGTTGTGCTTGCCATTTGTGTCAAATAACCCAAAATATTTTTTAACATTTTTTAATCGCCATTTTCTGTGTGGTGTTATACCCTTGCAAAATAGCGTTAAGTCTTTTTTGGATGTGATTAGATTCCACATAGCAATATTTACACCGCTACTTTTAGTTTCTAAATCTTTTAAAAATTGGCAATTTTCGTCTATGTTTATTGGATTCATGTATTACTCCTGTGTTTATTAATTATTATTATTATCACTTACGTTTAAATAATAATAATAATTAAACATGGTTAAACCACTTAGGTGGCTTTGCTATTGTTTGAAGTGCTTTTTCTAGTCCGTCGATAGTATCAGCATCGGTTTTGCAGAATCGTTGTTCTACTGCATGGATTAGATTTAATTCGCGCTTATATGTATCTGTGGTTTCTACTTGATAGCCTAGGCTCCCATCAAACCCATACACTTTTTCCATGAGTCCGAACATAAAGTCGCGGAATAATCCGGGTAGGCCGGCAGTCATAAGCCTATGTACATCAAGCGGTTCGTTTGCTAGCTTAAATGGTATAGATATACCAAATCTATTCCAATTTTTGCTACCACTATATCCGGCAAAATTGTAAGCAATAACCTCGACGCCGTAGCCAAGTTTTGTAATAACATCACAAATACATGCTAGCGTGGCTCCAAGTCTTG